TTCCTATTATTGTACTGAACATTAGCTGATTATTTAGGTGTTCCCACTTGGGATACAAATCCTACTGCGAATATTAAAGTAAATGCTTTGCCGTTTGCTGCCTATCAGAAAATCTATGATGAGTATTATCGTGACCAGAATTTAATTCATAAGGTTTTTGATGAAACTTTTCCCGGCTTAGTTGATGGAGATAATATTGCTGAAGTTGAAAAGCTGTGTAATTTGCGTAAACGTTCTTGGATGCACGATTATTTTACTTCTTGTTTACCTTTTGCTCAAAAGGGCGAAGCAGTTACAATGCCTATTGGTGATATTGGACATCTTCCGATTGTGTTTAACGATGATAATATTGCCGGTGGAGAGGCTCAAGATAGTTCAGATTGGGATCGACCATTTCCTACTCCTGCTGTTCATCCTATAATTTCTCCAAAAGATATAGACGGAAGTGATGATAAACGATTATATGCTGACGGCACTAATGTTACTAATACTGCAAGTATCAATGACCTTAGGACTGCTTATGCAGTTCAGCGTTGGTTGGAAAAAGCTGCACGAGGTGGTACTCGTTTGATTGAGAGCATTCTTACTATGTTTGGAGTTCGTAATCAGGATGCACGTTTAAATCGTCCTGAATATATTTGCGGCTCTGTTTCTCCGGTTCAGATTTCTGAGACTTTGAATACTACCGGTACTGCAGAAGCTCCACAGGGAAATCCTTCCGGTAATGCGTTAAGCATTAACGCTGGTAAACAGGGTTCCTATTATTGTACTGAACATGGTTGGATAATTGGTATTATGAGCGTGATGCCTGTTACTGCTTATCAAGATGGATTGCATCGTAAGTTTACTCGTGGTTTGAACGACCCTACAGAATATTACTTTCCTGATTTTGCTAATCTTGGAGAGCAAGCAGTTTTGAATAAAGAACTTGCTTTAAATGTTCTGAATGTTGATAATCATAATGACGATGTCTTTGGTTACATTCCTCGTTATGCTGAGTATAAGTACCAAAATTCCCGGGTTTGTGCGGATATGCGAACTGAATTAGATTTTTGGCATCTTGGTAGAAAAATTGGAGTGAACCAACCGTTAAATCAGGAGTTTATTGAATGTTCTCCTGATAACAGGATATTTGCTGTCGATGACCCAAATATTGACCATTTATGGGTACATTTTTATAACAATATAAAGGCGGTTAGACCGATGCCCTTTTTCGGTTCTCCAATGCCATGAGTACCCGTTGTTTAAGTCCTTTTTATAAAAAGGACGATGATACACCTTTGCCTTGCGGTTCTTGTCCCAACTGTCAAGCTCGAAGGACTAGCCAATGGAGTTATCGTTTAATGATGGAAGCAAAAGAGCATCCATCATTATTTTTAACTTTGACTTACTCCAATGACTTTTTTTTAAGGCGTTCTGAGAACGTTTCGGTTTCAGAATATAACCGTTATTCTATTCTTACAAAGAATGGTTTTTTAACCCTACGCAAAAATGCAATTCAGCTATTTATGAAACGTTTGCGTAAGCATTTTGGCGTAGGAATTCGTTTCTTTATGTGTGGTGAATATGGTGAAGAGTTCAATCGTCCGCACTATCACGCTTGTATTTTTGGTTACGATTTTCCTGATCGTAAGATTCATTCTCGGACCGGCTCTAATCATTTTATTTACTACTCTCAACTTCTTTCGGATTGTTGGCCTCACGGTTTTTCGTCGTGCGCTGATTTCTCTTTTGAAACTGCCGCGTATGTTGCGCGCTATGTTTGCAAAAAAGTGACTGGTCAGGCTGCTAATTTTCATTATCAGCGTGTTGATCCTGATACCGGTGAGTGTTTTTCTATTCCGGCTGAATTTTGCCATATGTCGTTGAAACCGGGTATTGGTTTTGATTGGTATTCTAAATATGGTCGTACAGAGGTTGAGGTACGAGATTCCGTTGTAATTAATGGTGTTGAGTGTTCCGTTCCTCGTTACTACATGAAGTTGTTGCGTCGTAACAATTTGTTACAATATAACGAGGTTAAGGCGCAGAGAGAGTTTGCTAATTATCTGCATCGTGGTGATAATACAGATGAGCGTCTTGCGGTTAAAGAGATTGTTAAGATTGCTCAGATTTCTAAACTTTGTAGGAGTTGATTATGGGTACTAAGCGTGTTCTTACTGCTGGTGAGTGCAATGTTGTGATTCTTTCGTTGGTTGCTCACATTGCGATTGTGCAGCGCCAACTTCAGAAAGAATCTGATGTGCAGGTTCGTGCGATTCGCGCGGCTCAGATAGAGGAGCTGCGCGCGTTGAAAAATGTTTTCCAATCGTCGTCTGTCGAGGTGTGATATGCGTATCTATTCGGTCTATGATGAAAAAATGGATGGTTTCGGTATTCCGATGTTTTTCCATTCCGACGGCGTCGCTATTCGGTCGTTTTCTGACGAGGTGAATCGTCGTGCTCCTGATAACAACTTGAATCGTCATCCTGACGATTTTTCGCTGTTTTTTCTAGGGATCTTCAACGATAAAACCGGTGAAATTGTTCCTGATGTTCGGCTGGTTGTAACGTCTCGCGGTGTTTTCTGTGCGGATGAGTGACGTTACTTCTTCCGTCATTTTTTGGCCCTACGGGGCCTTTTTCTGTTTGGAGGTTTGATTATGTTTCGTAATCGTTCGGTTTCTACTCATCAGTTCTCGATGATTCCTTCGATGGACGTTCCGCGTTCGCGTTTTGATCGTGAATCGTCTTTGAAAACCGCGTTCGACGCTGGTTATCTGGTTCCTATCTATGTGGATGAGGTTTTGCCCGGTGATTCATTCCGGCTGGATATGACGGCGTTTTGTCGTTTGGCTACGCCGATTTTTCCGTATATGGATAATCTGCATTTGGATACGTTTTTTTTCTACGTTCCGAATCGGCTCGTGTGGAATAATTGGGTCAAATTTATGGGAGAGCAGGACAATCCTGGCGATTCGATCAGTTATGTCATTCCGCAGCAGGTTTCGCCTGTCGGAGGTTATGCAATTAAATCTTTGCAGGATTATTTCGGTTTGCCGACTGTTGGTCAGGTCGGCGGGGCTAATACGGTTACTCACAGTGCGCTGTTTCTTCGTGCGTACAATTTGATTTGGAATCAGTGGTTCAGGGATGAAAATCTTCAGAATTCTGTTGTTGTTGATAAGGGCGACGGCCCAGATAATGTTGCAAATTATGTGTTGTTGAGGCGCGGTAAGCGTCATGATTATTTTACGAGCTGTCTGCCGTGGCCTCAGAAAGGTTCTGCGGTTACTATTCCTCTCGGTACGTCTGCTCCGGTTCGTTGGGATATTTTCACGGGTTCGATGACGGCGGATAATCAATTTGCTGTCGGTATTGTTGATGGTTCCGGCGTTTCGAAATTTGGCTACGGTGCAACGTTCGGTGTCAATTCCGGCGCTATTGCGAATAATACTCAGGGCAATTTTTATGCCGATCTGTCCCAGGCTACTGCGGCAACGATTAATCAGTTGCGTCAATCGTTCCAGATTCAGAAATTGCTCGAACGTGACGCGCGCGGCGGTAGTCGTTATACCGAAATTGTTCGTGCGCACTTCGGCGTTATTTCCCCTGATGCTCGTTTGCAGCGTCCAGAGTATCTCGGAGGCGGTTCGACTCCTGTTACGGTTAATCCTGTAGCGCAGACATCGGGCAGCGGTGCTACTGGCACTACTGCTCCGTTGGGTAATTTGGCTGGTATGCAGACTGCTCTGGCAATGTCGCATGGTTTTTCTCAGTCGTTTGTCGAGCACGGTATTCGGATCGGTTTGGCATCTGTTCGTGCCGATTTGTCATATCAGCAGGGGCTGAGGAAGATGTGGTCTCGTAGCACCCGTTACGATTTTTATTTCCCTGAATTTGCGCAGCTTGGAGAACAGGCGGTGTTGAACAGGGAAATTTATTGTGATGGTTCGGCCAATGATGCCAATGTTTTTGGGTATCAGGAACGTTGGGCCGAATATCGGTATTTCCCTAGTATGATTACTGGTTTGATGCGTTCAACGGCTGCTGGGACGATTGATGCGTGGCATTTG